TGACATAAAATAAAAATAACAGCTACAATGTCACTATATTTATCTAATTCTTCATCAGTTAATCCTGTATAATTTCTAACATAACTGATAGAACTTTTAATAATTGTATTTAAATATTTTTCTTCGGTTTTATCAATATCAGTTAATCTCAAATAAGACTTTAAATCTTCTATTTTAATTTCACTTACTTTTGTAATCAATTTAATCTCCTTGGAAGTTTACCCGAACAACAAAGGCTTTAATTATTTTCAGTGTTTAAAATAGATTTATCATCTAAATTATCATTAACTTGCTCATTTTCAAGATTTTCTTTAGAAGATTCATTTTCTAATTCATTATCTTCATTAGATATTTTTTCAAAAGAATTGATTTTTTCAACCAACTCTTCATTTTCAGCTTTTAATTTAGTATTTTCTTCATTTAATAAAGAAATAGTAGTGTTTAACTTGGCTATTTCTTTATCTTTTTCTTTATTAGTTTCTTTGTTCCCTATTTTTGAAATGATTTTTGCATCCATTAATGATTTAGCAAATTCTTCATTTTGAATAGTAACATATCCATTTTTTGTACCAACCACATCATTTGATACAAAACTTTGTAAAACTAAATATTTCACTAATTGCCGCCTTGTGTAGCTGCTTTAATATCTAATGCTGATAATTTTTGAACATTTTCAACATCTGCATCTGCTTGTAGCCAAGCCACAATTCCAGTAGCATGTTGTGTTGCATAAAGCTCTCTTAAAATTTGAATTTCTAAATCTTTTGTTCTTTTTAATGCGATACCTGAAAAATTACCGAAGATTATTGGTCTATTACCTGCTGCAATACCTGGCATTGCATCAGATACATAAACTGGATACCCAAGAACCTTACCATCAAATTCACCTGTTGGATCTGGTAAGAACATAGGTTTACCATCTGAATCTTTTATTAATTCTACTGCTGTTGCAGTATCTTGATTCATTACCCAACAAGATCCCTTTCTATAAGCTTGAATAACTTTATTTTTTGTTTTAACTAAATCATCATAAGTAATTGCTGCTGTGGCAACTTCATAAATTTTAGTTATGCTTTTACAACCTGTAATTTTTCCAGTTGTACCAACTAGTATTTCTTTTTCTAAGAACATTCTAATATAGTCAGCCATAATATTAATTACAATATTTGCTAAATCTATATCAGTATTATTAATTAATGAATTACCTAATTTAGCTAATGCACCAATTAAATAATCTTCAAGATCAACACTAGAAAATTTACCAGCTTTTTCAGTTAATGATGTGAAATCTTCTGCGTATGATACAGTGATATCATTACCAGAGTCATCTTTACCATATACTGGAATACTGATTTTTCCTTTACAATTATATTGAGTAACTTTTTGAAGAATTGGAGATACATTATAAGCAGTAAAAATGATTTTATTTGCGATAGTTGATGGAACTATTGCACCATTTGCACCTTTCTTAAATTGTACTTCTCCTGCTCTTTCTTCAAGTACTTCATTTCTAATATATTTACCAAAATTTTCTAATTCTCTTTTTTCAAGTTCTTTTTCTTCAAGAGCTCTTTCTTCTGAAGTTTTTGATTCAGAGTTAGTATTTTTTCCTGCATCTTCTTCTGTTAATTTTCTACAAGCGTTAATCTTTTCCATAGTACTATTAATGGATTTAATATCTGCTTCTAAATTATTAAATAATTTATCTTCTTCTTCTGTAAACGCTCTTGCTTCTACTTGAACTTTTGCAACTAAATCAGCCATTTCTTGCTTCTTTGATGCTAACTTTTCATTTAATTCTTTTAAATTCATTTCTTTCCTCCTTATAAATTTTCAATTCTACTCAAATAATTTGAGTAATCTATTTTTTCAACTTCCTCTTTGGGATGTTGCTCGGGTCCATTATCATTTCTTACTTCTTTATAACCACCACGAATAACTTTTACTTGATTATCTGTATTGAAAGTTACTTCGCTATTAGTTATTGAGTAAGGCGTTTTGTATAAAACTCCACCCTCTTGTGTAGTTCCATAAACAAAATGCTCATCATAATCTTCTAACCAGCCATTTTGATAAATTTTTCTATACTCTCCACACAAAAGTTCTCTTTTTTGAGAGGATGTTAATTCTTCAATATTTGCTGGTTCTTCAAGTTCTTCATTTCTATATTCAATTTCTTTTATAGAACTGCCTGACGAATCTCGCATTTCAATTGATGTTCCTACGTATGCTGGAATTTTTCTGTCATCAATTATTGAAACTTCAAATAAATCAATATCTCGCACAGTTCTCTCTATTAATCCATTTTCATTTTCTTTTTCTTCCTCTTTATTACAAATAAATCCAAAAGACCAACCTTTTAATTTTTTCTTTTTGGCTTTCTCAATTACTTTTTCATTTGTAATTTCAAGAGTGGCTCTAAGTCCAATATTGTCTTCGCAAAGTCTTGCTGTTCCATCTTTTGTATTTGCAAGCTCTTCGCCAAAATCGTGATTTAAGAGAACTTTAACATCATCATTTTTTTCAAGAGCCCTTTGAAAGACATTAGGCATTATTCTTTCTATAAATTTTCTTCCATCTTTTCTTAAAAGCGGCTTTGAAAACCTTTCAACAGCATTAACATATCCATCAAGAATTACCTTATTTTCCCTAACTTCTATTTTCATCTGTATCACCTCCTAATTTTTTCTTTTGCACATCTAAAACTTCACCTGTATTTGGGGTATAGAATGTTTTAGATTTAGTATCATAAAGAACATTTCCCAGATTTAACTTGATTACATCAAATCCATCTATCGCATCATAATCTTCTTCGGAACGAATTTCATTTGTACCAAGCCATCCAGTATCTGATGCAATCTTGTAAGCCTCATATCTTTCCTTCAATGAACCACGAGTAATTTTCTTTGTATCAAATGCAAAATAAAAAACTTCTTTTTCGCTTTCCAGCAAGAAGTTTCTATTTAAAGCACTCTCAATAGCACTAATAATTGGCATTACAGCATCTTTTATTGTTTCATCATACTTTGAAGAAATATGAAACACATCATTTATATCTTCTTTAAGAGTCTTTTTTCTTTCATTCATTTGAAGTTCAACAGTTGAACTCGCTCCTTCTTTAAATTCAAGACCGTCATTTAGAATAACTACATTTTCTTCTATTCCTTCTTTTCCATAATAACTATCCCAGGCTTTTTTTAATTTTTTCATTTCTTCTTCACCAATTCTTCTTTTTGATGATAAAAAACCCTTTTTTCCGCCGCCTTTTTTAACAAGTCCTAACTCATACATTATTGTAGTAAAAGATGTCTCTAATGATTTTGAAATTTCATTAACAATACTTTTACCAGTTGCACCATCTGTTGTATTTCTTAATATTGTTAAAAAATTGTATGTTTCATACTCTTGACCATTTATTTCATATTTTATGTCTCTAAAAATTGGATCATAATTTTTTAAAATTTGGATATTATCTGGTTCAACATATCTTATTGATTTAAATTTGTTAAGATTTTTTTCAATAAAAACATATGCCCCTTTTTCCATTAAATAATCTCTTGCAATTGCCTTTTTTAATTGAAATGTATCTAATGTATCTTTTGTATCTTGATTCAACAGTTTGGTTCTAGGATCATTAAGAACTTCAACAACTTTATATTTGTTATCGCCATCTTTTTCTTTTTTATAAAGTTTAACCGGAAGCATTGCAACGAGATTTGAAATTCTATCTACCGCACTTGATACTGCTGGTATGGATAATGCTTTATTTTTATTTATCGTTTCAGATTTTAACAACGTTTGAAGCAAAACATCAGCAGCAGATGTAGTTTCTTGAGCATTACTTGTTTGTTCTTCTTTTGAATCATCTCTTTTTTGAAATAAACTAGTAAATAATCCCATTTCGCACCTCCAAACAAATAAAAAAACAAACATCTCTGTTTGCTTTTGCTTTTCTTACAAATACATTATAACACTATGTGAGTGTGAAAAGTGTGAAAGTTAACCTACCTGAACAAAAAAATCACCATTTTCTAAATATGACTCTTGCTGCAATAAATAAATAGCATCTAATAATGCAAACACCATATCTACTTTTCCATTTGATTTCTTCTTGTGAATGTAACGATTCATATTCGTATCATATACACATTTTGCATTTTGAAAATTAATTTCAAGTAATTTATTAGATTCATATTTGAATTTTCTATCCATTATTTTTTCGTATAACAATTTTGTTGGTGCATGAAGTGTATCAGAATGTTGTCTAACCATCACAACATTATATTTTGTATCCCACTTTTGTGCTGATGACATAGCATTAAATCTATCACTTCCAATCCCCATAACTGTCACATTATACTTTTCCTCTATTGCAAATACATAATTTTCTATAACACTATAGTCAACAACTTTATCACCGCAAGCAATACATTTTAATGTATTAATAAACTCATAATAATTTATTCTTTCTGTTTGGTTCTTTTCTTCAATTCTTCCTTCTGGAATAAAATCTATTGCTTCTGCTAATATTGTTCCATCGTCATCAGCAACCATCCCAACAGCACAATTATCATTTGACATTGCAAGATCAACGCCAAGATAAACTTCTCTACCAGTCCAATCTATTTTATCTACTCTACATTTTTGAACTTCGTTAACATCAATATAACTTTCAGTTCCCGCACCTTGATAAATAATGTTACAATGTTTTGTTAAAAAATTCTCTCTTTTGCTTTCCATTTCAATAGCTTTTGATCTCTTTTCTAGCAACGATTTATAAACTGCTTCTATTTCAATTGCAAGTGGATTTGACTGCAAAATAATATCATCGTCATTTGTCCAATTTTTAGTTTCGTTTGGTTCAAACAATAATGCGAATACTGATTCATCAGGAATAGGAAGAGTATTATCCAGTACCTTTTTCGCATAATTTACTTCTGTTTCCATTGGATTATCAAAAGTTGGGTATTTTGTTGAAATAATAAAACCTAATTTGTTATATAAAAGTAACTGCCCTGATCTCATTGCTTCAATAGCATAATCGGTTGGCAATGCTCCTACCTCATCAGCAACAAAAACATTTGGCTCTTTACCATCCATTCTATCCTTTGAATAATTCAACGGAGTGTAAATTGTGTCAGTAAATAAATGCTTGATACAGTCTCTTAATATTTTAAATTCGCCTTCTTCAAATATATCAGCATTACTTTTTATTAATGGTTCAAGTGCCTTTTTAATTTCTTTGGCTAACGCACCATCAGGAGCTACTGAATAAAATTGTGAATATTTTGGCTCTAAATAAAATAACAATAATATTAATAATGCAACTATAAATGTTTTACCATTTTTACGACAAATTTCTAAAATAACAGTTTCATATCTTCGCTTCTTCACATCTGAACGATAAACTGTACACAAACTTGCAACTATTAATAACCACTGATAACCAGCAAGAGAATTATATATACTTTTGCCAACTTTAAGACCTTTTGCCATTTTCAAGACTTTTAAAATTTTATCAATTTTACTAATTCTTTTTTCGTTAATTATATATTTATCACTTTTGCCATCAGCAATATCCACAAATATTTGGCATTGCTTTTTCACATATTTGGGAGGTATAAACTTTTTTTCACTATTTAATTCAAAGTATAGTTTGGGTGGAATTATCTCATTATTAACAATTTTTAAAGCATAAATATAACTAGGATGTTCTTGAATCATAAATATCAATCTTCTTCATTCAATGAATCAAATAGAGATTTCTTCTTTTTTGTTGGAACTGAAATTGATAACTTCGCTCTAGACTGTGGTGATAAAGATAATTCATTGCAACATCTAAAAAAATCTTTTGAATACATATCTCTTGCTGCTTTTAATTTTGTTATTTCAAACACATTCAAAGAGTCTTTTCCTGATTCAATAATAGAAAGATTTGCTTCATTTATTCTTTTTTCTATTGCTTCTAATCTCTCTATTGTAACCGCTGTTTGATTTAATAAATAAATATCTAAATTACTTAAAATATCTCTATTTAAATTTTTTAATATGTCCTTAAAAATTGTTTTTTGTCTTTTATTCAAATATTTAAATGGTTTTATATTTTCATTACTTCCTCTTAGTTCATTTTCTTTTTCTTCTCTTTCTTTTCTATCTTTTTTACTCATTTTTTGCGAATTTATTTTTATTGATTTTGCTGGTCTAGCCATATTTTCACCTCAATTCTTTCATAATTCATTATCTAAATTTTCATTTTGGGCATTTTTTACATACAAAGGTGCAAGGTAGGTTTCTAAAAAATATTTTTTAATCATCGTAAGATGCCAGGGGGGTTACCTGGTTGTTAACTTCTGCTTTAATTTTTAATAAGTCTCTATTTGGTTGAATCAATCTTTCTAAAATGAATTTTGGAATTATTTTTTTATCAGCAAGTTTGTGGTGATAACAGCACAGTGTTATTAGATTATCATTATCTAAGCATCTATTTATATCTTCTTCTAACGAAGTAATATGATGAACTTCCAGTTTATTATAATTATAAATATTATCAGTGTTATAAATGTCAGCTATACATACTTGACACAAATAATTATCTCTTTTTCTTATTTCTTCACTTTTTTTGTGCCATCTATATGTTTTCCTAAATTTATCTGCTGTTGAATAACCCCTTATTTGTTTGTTTATAAAGCATTGCTTATTAAAATCATGAACTCTACCACACCTACTACAACTTTTTAACATTTTATTCACCACCAAAAAAGACAACATTTATTGTTGCCTTTTTATACAAATACATTATATCATCTTGATGATGTGAAAAGTGTGAATTATTACTTATACTTTTTCTAAATGCCACTTATAATATATGGTCTTTTAAATGTACTAAACATTTTTTTAACTTCATCATCAAATATTAATTCTTCATCATCTTTTCTTATAAAATATATTTTTCTTTTGCTTTTATTTCCAGTTGATGTTACATGCTTTTCAATTCTATATAATATTTGATATACAAGATTATCTTTTAATTTTACTTTCCAATAAAAGAAGCCATTTTGAATACTTAATGTAAAAGTATATATATCTTTAGTCTTTAAC